CACGATGATGTTCGCGGACCATGCACCACCCGCGCTTCTCACCTAGAAACACGGGGGCGGACCCTCCAAACCGCACGTCCTCCAAAACACGAGCAGGGCGCTCGAGTAGCACCTCGTGGCCACAGCTCTGCAAGATGGTATCTGAAAACCCGCCCAGCACGGGTCCAGCCTCTTCTTCTTCGACGAAGACGAGGACGTTATCACCATCAACCAGAACGTCAAACTTCGATAGACCGAACGTGCGCATAGCAGTGACCACCTCAACCAAAAAGGACAACGAGTTGCCCATCCCAGTGTTGTAATCACCACTAGCCCGACCGCCCTGCCTCTCGAACTTTGCCCCACAAGACACTGACCCACGCAGAACCAACTGCTCCGAAAGAAGTCGCCCGAGCCTCACATCGCCCGGAAACGCAGCCGCATAGACAGCGTGCTCCTTCTTCAACGCAGCTGGCCCCACGTGGGCCTCGAACGCCTTGCCGTCTGCCTCAAAACAAACGCACCTACGGAAAGAAGAAAACTTCTTCCGTATCAGGTTGGCACGCTGTCTCTGGTTCAGACCTTTAGCAACGAGTCTTGAGCCATCGAAACCTAGAACGGAACCTACGAGCCGGCCCCACAGCCAGTGCTCAAAGGGTTTCAAACGGGATGCCAGCTCCAGGTTATACCTGGGAGACCTGGGAAATATCAGCCTGGGCTTCATGGCTTTTCCTGGCACCCTGTTTTTCTCCGTCTTGAGGAACGCCCGGATGGTCCAATCTTGGTAACTGGACAGACCATCCTCCTCAAGGGACCTCGCGGCCTCTAGGTATCGTCGCCGAAGAGCTCCAGAATAGCTCTCGGCAGTGGCTCTCCAGGAGAGAGCCCCGTCTCTGTATCTGCGCGCAAACCTGATGAGTTCGCGCCAAGTTACTTCTGACCCAGCAGATACAGGCCCAAAAACTTGGGCAGGGACCTCCCCCATTGTCCGCATTGCAAGTGCGGTCACCTCGTTGTGTGGACATGGACGGTTACAGACGGGCACAAAAGCCCCTTGCAAGGGCGCTCTGTAAGCTGTCCACATCTCCCTACGACTCTCTTGACAAGAAGCCCAGTCGACCTTCCTGGTGTCTAGGACACCGGTTGCGATAGGAGGTGGAGTCCCCCAACACAACCCTGGAATACGAACCGGGCCTCCCTAAAGAGAGGGTGGATCCTCTTCCACAACCAGACGCTCGCGGGCCAGGCGCTCTGGAGCAGTTTCCGCGAAGGAAGCAACTACCGTGTCAGGTAGCGCAAATACCGCTGCCGAGGCGGGTATTCCCTTCGTGGCAAACCACTCACGCGCGCGGGACCGAAGTCCCGCGAGAAGCTCCTGTGTGCGCGGGCGAAAGCATGCGTACAAGGTTAGGGAGGCGAGCAGCTCCGGGCAGATGACAAGTCTGCCCTTCTCAGTCTCGACGACGAGGAAAACCTCGTGCTCGTCTCCCGTGGTTGGCATCACTCCTCCACCAAGGAGTTTCGCTTCGCAATCAAGCAGACCCAAAAGGGCGTTGGCCGGACCGGGGAGGTCGGCACTAGGGAGGTCTGGAACCCACCGCCTAGTGACGAGCCTGCCCACGGTACCACCGCGGCCGCCCAGGTAAGCTTGCAGTCTGTTGGTCCAAACTGATCGCTTGCGATGCCGGGAAGGTGTTAACCCGCCCGCCGTTGCGCTGGCATGCACAACATTTGCTTCGTCCGCAAATCCCATGCCAAGGAGATGCGACCTATTTTCCCCCTTGTCCAACCCAAGACAAGGGGGCACGTCCGCCTGAAGCACTGGCGGCGGTGCAAGCGTTCCTCTGTATAGCCAAGCGGCCGCAAGCTCTAGTAGCCAACCTAGAGTCGTGCGCCCGATGACATGCTCCCACAACTTGGTCAAAGCCCACGCGATCCAAGCCCAAAACCACCAGATCCAACCAAAGTACCTAGCCACCATAGAAGGCAACCAGAACAGGTAGAAAACCCAGGGCGAAAACTCGAACCACGTAACACCTTGTTGACCCAGAAGGCCAAAGAAGTTGAGG